AGGTTCAAAATACAAATATGAAGCAAGAAAAGTAATAGAGGAATTTCAACCAGATAATTATAATGTTGCAACTGCTATAACTTATCTTTTAAGAGCTGGTAAAAAGAAGTACGTTAATAACGATTTTAAAGCATCATTAGAAGCTGATATACAGAAAGCAATTAATCATTTAACTTTTGAATTAGAACGATTAAAATGATTCACGTATCAATATTTATAGTAATAGACGTACAAGAAGATTCTGAAGGATATGTTTGCCCTTGTTTCTTTGACGAAGAAACTCTTTTAGATGAATATCCAGATTGTAAGTATATTGAAGTAGAAATAGACAACTTTAATATCAACTTAAATTAAAATTTATTTTCTTGATTTACAGCCAGTTATTAAATTAATTGGCTTTTTTTTGCTACAATATTTTTTTAATATAAAAATAAGTCTTTAATTTGCTTTGAACTTAAAAATTAAAGCAATGAAAAAAGCAAAATTTAAAACAGAACTAAAAAGGCTAATTGAAAAATATGGTTATTGGTCGGAAGAAGTGAAGGAACTTAACTCTAAAGCTCAATCAAAAATACATTACCATATTTGGTTAAATTGGCATAACGAAGTAAAAGCAGAAATTAAAAATTAAAAATTATGAAAGATTTATTTGGAAATGAAATAGTAAAAAAAACTCTATTAAGAGATAAATTTATGGAGCCTCCTTTTAGTGTATTAGATACTAAGGGTGGTAAATGGCAAAGCAGAAAAAGAGAATGGAAAAAATTAGGTATAGATAGTCATATAGGAAGAAATGCTGAATGTAATGTAAAAACTATGAGTGGTTTGACTCCAGAACAATATTACCAAAAATATGGAAGAAAGCCTATGACTGGTGTTTCTATTTTTGATCCAGCTTTATGCGAATTGATTTATAACTGGTATTGTGTTGAAAATGGAGAGATTTTAGACCCTTTCGCTGGTGGTTCTGTTCGTGGTATTATTGCTAATTATTTAGGTTATAAATATACTGGTATAGATATAAGGCAAGAACAAATAGATAGTAATAGAGAACAAGGTTTAAATATTTTAGATGTTAATAATCAGCCTAATTGGTACGTTGGAGATAGTAACGAGGTTTTAAACGGCTTCAATAAAGAGTTTGATTTTATTTTTAGTTGTCCGCCTTATGCCGATTTAGAGGTTTATAGCGATTTAGATGGAGATATATCTAATAAGGATTATGAAACTTTTATAAAAATGTATTCAGAAATAATTGCAAAGAGTTGTAAATTATTAAAAAGTGGTAGCTATGCTTGTTTTGTTGTTGGAGATATTAGAGATAAAAACGGTTTTTATAGAGATTTTATAAGCCATACAAAAAAAGCTTTTATAGAATCTGGTTGTCTTTTATATAATGAAGCTATTTTATTACAACCTTTAGGAACTGCAATGTTAAGAGCTGGAAAGATATTTGAAGCTGGTAAAAAACTAACAAAAGTTCACGAAAATATACTAATATTTAAAAAACCTTAATATGATAACTTTAGAAAAACATAATGGAATAACAGTTTTAAGAGATGACTTATTAACTGGCGGAACTAAAAGTATATTGATGCCATCAATAATTGGTGAAGAAAACGAATATGTTTATGCTTCGCCAGTTTATGGTGGTTTTCAAATTGCCCTATCTGCTTATTGTCAAAAGGTAGGTAAAAAAGCGACTATTTTCTGTGCTAAACGAAAGGTAAAACACGATAATACTTTGAAATGTATTGAATATGGAGCTAATATTATAGAAGTTCCTTATGGATATTTATCAGTAGTTGAGAAACAAGCAAAAGATTATTGTGAAGCAACTGGTGCTAAAAAACTTGTATTTGGTGCTAATAGTATGGAAAACAAAATACTTATAGGCAACAGAATGAGAGAAATAATAAAACAACTTGATAGAGAGCCTAAGGAAATATGGTGTGCAATAGGTAGTGGAACGCTTGTGGATAGTATTTTAATGGCAACAGATAACGCAAAAGTTTATGGTGTACAAGTTGGAGCTGAATACAAAAAAGAACACGATAGGTTAACTGTATTAAAGTATCATAAATCTTTTGATAAAGTAAGTAAGCATAAAGCAGCTTTTCAAAGTGTACCTAATTACGATTTAAAAGCTTTTGAATACTGTGAAAAATATAAATCTTCTGATGACGTTTTTTTCTGGAACGTATTATAATAAAAAACAAGCAATGCAAAATAAAAAATATAGCTTAATCGAAGCAATTTCAAATACAATAATTGGTTTAATAACTTCTTTTATAATTCAAATAATAATTTATCCTTTATTAAACATTGAAGTTAGCATCGGGCAAAATATTTTAATAACTTTTATATTCTTTTTAGCTTCAATAATTAGAGGTTATTTTATAAGAAGATTATTTAACAGATTAAAATGAATACATTTGTAATAAAAGAAACAGATTTGTATTAGTTTAAATAACAATAAATAACAATTAAAAAACGAATTATGAAACAAGAATCATTATTTGGTGATGAAATAAAAAAAGAAAGTGAATATACTTCTAAAATAAAGACACCAGTATACACTCCAAGAGGTAAAAAACCAAACATTTTTTCATTGGTAGATAGGACAAAATATGCTCAATTAAAAAATATTATAACAAACTCAAATATTAATGATGAAGAAAAAACTTTTTTACTAATGGCTGCAACAAGACATTTAGTTTTTAACTACGAGCTTATAGCTGATTATTATGCTCAATCAAGTAAAGAAATTCAATCATTAATGGAAGATTCTGCTTTAGTTATTATCGATTATAATAAAGCTATTGAAAAAGGATATGTTAAGTTAAACGAAGAAACAGCTGCGCTATATGGAAAAGACTATGATTAATAATTTTTGTGTTTTTATAATATCACACGGAAGACCAGATAATATATATACACATAAGACTATTAGAAAACACGGTTATAATGGACCAATATTTTTTGTTCTTGATAACGAAGATAAAGATTATAACAAGTACGTTGAAAACTTTCCAGATGATAAGGTTTTAATTTTTGATAAAAAAGAAATAGCAAAAACAACAGACAACGGTGATAACTTTAACGATTTAAGAACTACAACCCACGCAAGAAATTCGTGTTTTGTATTTGCTAAAAAACTTGGATATAAATATTTTTTAGTATTAGATGATGACTATTTAAAATTTGATTATAGAATAAATCAATATATGGAGCATCCATCTGGGCACTATCTGATTAAAGATAATTTAAATGAGGTTTTTGAAAATACTTTAAATTACTATAAATCTACTTCTTTTACAAGTATATGCTTTAGTCAAGGTGGTGATTGGTTTGGTGGCAAAACAAATTTTAATAAACCACCAAAAAGAAAAGCTATGAATAGTTTTTTTTGCTCAACAGAAAGACCTTTTAAGTTTTTCAGTAGGTTAAATGAAGATGTTAACACATATATGGTTTTAGGTTCTCAAGGTAAACTTTTCTTGACAATACCATGTATTCAGTTAAATCAAAAACAAACACAAGAAACTTCTGGAGGTATGACTGAAGCTTATTTAGATAACGGAACCTATGTTAAAAGTTTTTATACAGTAATGTATTGTCCGTCTTTTACAAAGATAACTTACATGGGTAGAACCAATAAAAGACTTCATCATCATATAAACTGGAAAAACGCTGTACCATTGATTATAGATGAAAAATACAAGAAAATATGAAACAGTTTAATATATTTGGAACAATAGATGAATTAAATGATAATAACGAAATAATTAACAACTTAGAAACTATGAAAAAACATTATTTAGCAACCAAGATTTTAACAGACATTAGTAAATTCTATACTGCAAAATTTGGAGTATTTGAATACTGCAATCAAAAACTTTTCTTTCACTCAGATAGTAGCTTTGAAATAGAGTTTATATTTACTCCAGAGCTTTTAGTTGAAGAAATTTATGAAGAATTTACTTTAGAAGTAGAAAGTTATTTAGACAACAAAAAAATTGATTACGATTT